GGAGAACGTACTAGATTCCCAGTAACAGCTGATGCAGAGATTGGTATCACTTACAATGATATGGTAGACTACGATGCAGAAGACCTATCTACTTTCGCTACAGTTAAAGGATATTGTGACTACCATATGAAAAAGAAACACTTGAAAAACTGTAAGAACTGTGGTAAGTTAACAGAAGAGAAGTACGATGAGTTTATTAATCTAATGGAGGCTAATAAAGATGCATACAGAAAACGTTAATCACTTAAGAAACCTGACAGAGTATACACAGCGCTTGTTAACTAACAATATACAAGAGATGGATTGGGAAGACTTAGCACGTCTTACCTCTCTATCTAAGAAGTTAACTGAGAACTTAGAGACAGAACTAGCAATACGGATGGAGGAAGGAGCGTGGGGAAACAGATGGGTAAGATAGAAGAATTAATTAAATTATTAGGACAAACAAAGAAATTAGACCTATATCAAGCGGATTGGGATGACTTACTAGACTTAGAAAAACTACTAGAAAGATTAAACAAAATGGCTACTAAAGAGATAAGGGAGAGAATGGGATGAAAATCGTTGATTTTATTAAGCGTCAATTTTGCAAGCATAAACATATTACCGAAACATCGCGTACAATCCACTCCGAGCGTATCGGGGATGATAATCGCGTGTATCATCTAGTAGGTACTAAATGTAAGAATTGTAACGCAATAGAGTATCACGGAGAAACAGTTAAATGGGAATATGGGTACTACGTAGAAGAAGAGAAATAATCTCTTCTTTTTTTTTTATTGACAAACTATAAATAGTGTGATAGAATAATATTATACCAAACAAGGAGGAGATACACATGGCGGTAAAATTAACTTTCGCAGACCACTTAGGTTGTAAATTTGAATTAGAGGATGGGGCGCACGATTTATACGCATCGTTGTTGATGACGGATACATCAGATGGGGAATCAGCAAATGTTATGTTAAATGAGCAGCGTGTGCACATGATTATTTCTACATTATTGCAATCTAGATGGGGTAAGACGTATACCGTACCTAATCTATATGATTACACGCTAGAAGAGTTAGAGGACTTTATTGAGAAACAAAAGCAACACAAAATCGAAGAAGCTAAGAAGAAGTTAGATATTGCGTTAAAGGCAGCATATGAAGCTGGTGTAGATTACGATGACATTTTAGATGCGGCGAAGAACTTCTGATGAACAAGAAAATAGCGTACGTATCTAAAATCCGAAGACCGCTAACATCAACAGTAACGTTCTTAGCTACAGATACATTTACAGGTAAACAATATATAAAGACGTATCCACTAACAGAAATAATTATGATGGAAGGTTACTATCATATTATAGGTGACATGACAGGTAGTGCGAATAGGGACATGTTTGTACTACGTGTACTACCTAACCAAACTAAACTACCATTCTATGTTTATGACCCTTATGAAAATGAGATTACGATACATGATAACGCATCAGTGTTCGCAGATGACAACAGATTATCTCGCAACTCAGTAAGTAAGGTGTTAAACAAGGAATGGGAACAGATAATGGGTTGGCGAATGTGGTATGTAGGTGACACACCTCCAGCATACATGATAAAAGGTGTAGAAAAAGGAGGGGAACTACACAAAGCGGATACATGGGCAGAGCTAGCAGTCAAGATTGATGTATCAAAACAAGCGTTATCTAACGGATATCGAGAAGGTAGACGTGTTATGGGATGGGATGTTTTCTATGAAACTAGGGATTTAGCTAAAATGGCAGCTTGTTTTGAAGTGTCACAAGAATTTCAAGAAAGTGTTGACATCATTCAAAAACCATGCTATGATAAGGAGGTAGAACATGAGGAGGAAACAGATTGATTGTTTCGATATAGATGGTACGGACAAGGCTTACGTAGCTGTATCAGGTTATGTAGAGGAACGAAAAGATAAAACGCTTGAGGCTAGTATAGAACTAGACATAACCGATTACATTTACGAGAGCGGTATCATATATCTACATCCATCTAATGCTAGAGAGATGGGAAGGAAATTGGTAGAGTTAGCAAATAAGACGGAGGAGGAGTTTATTAAATGCCATCTTGCAGACAAGAACTAACGTTAAAACAGTTTAAGCACCAAGAAACAAAAGAATCATCTTGGGTATTGATGCAAGCGAATGAAAATATAATTGACCAAGGAAGAGGGGAGTTCTTTTTTAATCAAGGACGCTCGTACACTATGGATGGGACAAGGTATATCGTATCAGGGACGAGCTTTGGATTACAAGGTTTAATGAACGTACGAGAAACAAAGTTTTCAACATTCTTAAACACGATTCACGGTGGGGAAATTACTGAACTATTAAAATCGGATAGGAGTGTGTAGCGTGTATATAGCTAGAGAAAGACGGTTAACGATAACGGAGGTTAGACTTAAAGGAGATGAGTATAACTACTCTTGGGTTTTACGAGGGGATGAAGGTATCATAAAGTATGGTCATACTACAGATAAATCTCATGAAGACCTTAGAAAGGGTAAATTAGTTAACATTGACGGTGTTATGTACATCGTTACTAGGGCTACAGCTGAGGTGTTAGATTCAAGTATAATCAAGACCGAGTTATTCTTCTTAGAAGTTGATGATGACCAATGGGTTATTAAATTCGAAGATAAAGTGAAAGGGGAAATTTAATATGAAAGCTATTTATACTGGAGAAACTGAATGGTATGTCGAAAATGGCAAGAAAGTAGTGCAGTTTGAGAAGAATCACATCTATCAATCTATTAAACGATGTCACACAGAGTGGGCTAACTTAACCGAAGAAGAGTTCTTAAAAACAATGAACGAGACAGACGTGGATGATGAATACGAAGAAAGTACAGAGGGCTACCTTATCTTTATCGATGAAGAAGGACGACCAGTAGTAGTAGATAACGGTTATTGGCAAAAAGTATTCTATATTTTATAAGGGGGAGTTAACATGTACGGACATATTTGCGACGAGTGTATGTACAAGCATAAAGATATTGTAGATAAAAAGATTAGTAAAGGTGTGTTCCTTCTACTGTTACCCGTAACACCGGAGGATTGTGACCTTTGGTACATGCATGACGATGAGGAAACGGAGGAAGAAGAATGCTAAGGTATACTGGTGAAACAAACGAACATTTCGTCAAGAATGAGGTATACAAAGAGGTTCTACTAGCTAAGTCACATTGGGCTAATGTGTTGCTAAAAGATATCGCAAAGAAACTAGACACCGATATAAAAGAGGCACATAGAGCTAGAACAATAGTAGCAGAAACTGGTGAACATGTGTTAATGACTGTAGAACAAGCATTAGAGAAGTTTATCATTGTACAGAAACCTACTCTAAAACTAAGAACTAGATTAAGAGATAACTTAGAGCGAACAGGTGAGATTTATCGCGAACAACGAAGAATCTTGCAAGACCTGTTAGAGAACCATGTGGCTTACACAAATCTAACATTCTGGTACGGTTACGAGGACGAGCGTGACGGTGGTTTTGACACGAAAGTTGTTGTTATCGTAGAGGAAGATAACGAAGCATTCCGTATTGAGTTTTATGACAGGAAATCAGTGCTAGTAAAGTATTGGGTTTATGTCGAAGACTTCTTAGATAAGTTTGACTTTGTACCACTAAAGGAAGGTAACGGTCCTCTAAAAGACAGCTTAGATTACAGTTTATTACAAGACTACGTAGAACCAGAGGAGGATGTCGAGTGAACATTCCAGTAGATTTCCTCGATTTCGATGAGATTACTATTAAAGATACAAACGGGTTAGTAGAATCGTTCGATTTGCGAGAAGAGTTAAAAATTAACCCTGTAAACTTACAGGAGGAGATGTTAGAGCAACCTGTTAAATACGTCTATTGGTCCGCTCTGCACGAGAAAGTACGTTACCTACTAGAACGCCAAGAACTAAAACTAGAGCAGATAGTAGCCACGCTGGACGCCGCAGCGAGAGCGGAAATCAAAGCCAAAAGCGAGAAACCTACAAAGGATGCCGTCGATGCTTATATTAAGACTCGAACTGAATATGACCAGCAGCGTAAACGTGTAATAGAATTTGAACAGATTTTAGGTCGTACATCTCGTATTGTAAAGGCATTTGAACAACGTAGCAACATGCTTCAATCTATCGGTAAGCAGTTGGCTAACGATTCACAATACGGACATAAAGCGGGGAGTGTGTTTAGTGGCAATTAGAGAACAGATGACGTCTGAGCAAAAGGTGTACTTTTATTATGGGTACGCGTACCGTCTTGCACAGGAGGCAAAACAGGACGGATGCTTCCCAGATATGACAGACATGCAGCTATGTGAGATGTTTATAGAAGAATTAGTAATTCCTAAATTGGAGGCGAAACAGAATTATGAGCACTTACGACGGAGCGTATTCAACCAATAGAGGGACAATATATAAAGGTGGGTGGAACGATGTATGTATATGTGAAGATGGGGAATTATCTTCTAACTGCACGAAGTGTACGCACAACATGGACGGTACGAAGAAGCCCGACAGCGTTATACATGACCTTAGAAAAGCTAGAGAGATTTTAGAAAGTACTAGAATACAAAAGGAACTATCTTTACTAGATAACTAATAGGAGGGGTTTATTATGAAAAAGAAGATTATTGCAGGTTTAATATCATTAATGGCGTTAACAGGATTGGCAGCATGTTCCAATGAGGCAGACACTGTTTCTAAGAACCTATCAGAATCAGCAGATAATTTTGAGGTGCAACGCCGAGTAGTATTCTTCAACGGTATTACAGACAAGTATCTGTTATCTATTGAAGGGTTATGTGCTATGGATGCATCAGACGCTAAGAAGGTAACTGTAACATGTAAAACAAAAGACAACACGTATAAGAAGCATTACTTAGGTCTTAGCGACAATGTAAGTTACTTCATCGAACAAACAGATGCTAAATACGAAGATGCATATCATTACAAAGTTGTATTCCGTCCAGAGGAGATTATCCCCGATATTAAGCTGCGTACTAGTGGGGATAAATAATGGATAAGAAAATAATTACAGAGGAGTGCACTGTCTGTGGTGGCAGTGGCTTTTCTGGATATGGAACAGGTTATGATGCAGTGTGCGACAACTGCGGAGGGGCAGGTGAATTACCATGTTATACGAAGTCCAAAGAACGATTAATATGTACAACGCAGATGAGTATACACGAGATGAAGCTATCGAATGTATTATCGATAAAGTAGTAGACTATGCTTTATCTGATGATGGTTCCGAGTGGGCATTAGAGTATTTAGAAAGTAAATTAAAAAATACCACAATGTAGTTACCTTTTTGATAGATTGATGGTATATAGAAATAGTAAGAAGGGATTCTTACAAACTACTAAAGGAGGGTAGAGGTACAGAGAGATGAAAAAAGGTAGCTAAACCCTTTTAAACAGCTGTCCCAAAGAGGACGTAAAAAACCAAAAATTATAAAACAAGGGAGAAATGAATAATGGTAAACTTTGCAGATATTATTGAACAACAACGTAAGGAATTAGAAGGTTCTGGAGGTGGACGTGGAGGTTCTGGTAACAGTGGTAACAACCCTAAGGTTGTTTATCCTACAGCTAAACATAAACGTCTATTCTTAAGCAAGGACGAACCGGAAGTATTCATTCAAATCTTACCATCGGCTGATTTATATGGTAAATTTGCAGAACACTGCCGTAAAATCTTCTTACAAGCAACAACTAAGAACCAAAAGAAACTATCTAATACTTTTACATTAACAGGTAAGAAAGACGGTAGCTTATTCTTGGATGCTAAGATTGACGAATGGACAGCTAAGGAGATGATTCCTACTCCATTCGGCGGACAACAAAAACCTAAGCAGTTCTTCACAGTTAACTGTGTTAAAATCATTGAGAATCCAGATGGAACTCAAAAACAAGAGCGAGACGAGAAGGGTAAGTTAGTTGTTCGATTATTCGATGTACCTCACTCAGCTATGAAAACTATCAATTCATCATTAACTGATAAGCGTTTAGCTGGCGGTCGTCAATTGTCATTCTTAGACCCTAATGCGGGTTCACCAGTCTTAATCCAGAAGCCTAAACAAGGTCAAATGGAAGCACCTGTTACAGTTTACCAAAACCAGCTACCTCCATTAGGTGAAGGATGGCAGAATGAATTGGAAGATTTATCGTTCCATGGTCGTGCAACTGAGTTATTAGAGAATGGACTAAACTGGGTGCAACGATTTGCGGATGTATTGGAAGGGAAAAACAGTAACGACCCTGATTCAAATGTTCCCAAAGAAGGTGGTCAATCAGCACCTGCTACTACTAACCAACCAGTAACACCAGCAAACACAGCACAAGCTACAAACCCTTATCAAACTCAAGCGGCAACTACAGCAACTCAACCTGTCAAAGCAGCTCCTGTAAAAACAGAAGAAGTTAAAGTAGATG